GCGTTGAATACTTGGAAGAACAATTGAATCAATTAATGAGTGAGAAGGTGAAAAATGAAGAATATGCTAAGATGGAATTTGAGAAAAGAGTGAGACAAGCTAAAGAAGAGGCTATTAAAGAAAATATTAAAATGGCTAAAGAATCCGGTAATAAATTGACGCAAAATATTGATGAAAATGGTAATTTGGTGGGGGTGAATAGTACCATTGAACAAACATTGGGCCTTAAAGAAGAAGTTACATCGGCCGATATTCAAAAGGAATTGTTTGAGGGTGATAATATTGTTATTCCTAAGCGAGATAAGGGACCAAGACGATTTAATGCTGAGGGTAAACGCGAATAATTTTTTTATAATGTTTTTTTACAAAAAACATCAAAAAAAATTAGGTAAATATTTATTATAATTTTTTATATTTTTGCAAAAAATATAAAAAAAATTAGAGGGATTTATTGCGGCGTTTCTTTCTACGGCGACGTTTTTTATGATAGGTTCTAGAACGCATTGTTTTTTTTTTATATCGGGTATATTTCCTGCGCTTTCTTTTCTGCTTCGTTTTGCGTTTCTTCTTTTTCAATCTGAGCTTTTTATATCGGGTTTTCTTTTTCTTTTTGCGATTCTTCTTGGTTTTTTTATTACGATTCCATCTCCCCTTCCCTATCCCCTTTGTTGCTTCCACTTCCGGTGGGATATTTTTTTCTTGTTTTCTTCGTTTTGCAACTGGTGTAAGTGGTGGTGGTAGGTTGAGATTAGCCGATGGTGCTGGTGGTGGTGGTAGTGATCTTTTTTTCACAGTGCTAGACGATTCGTTTCCCTTCCTCTGCATAAGGCGACGATGGGCAGCATTTAATAGCTGTAGGCGACGACGATCTGGTTCTTTCTCCTGTATTCCTTGTGTACCTTTTTTTGTTGTATCAACAACATTCGTAAAATAATATGGAGATTGTGTAGTAGTAGTAGTAGTTGTTGTTGGTTGTTTCTCATACTCCTCATCCTCCTCAGACAAATCAGACAAATCACTGATATCGGGTGAGTTTGTTCCTATGTTTGATAATCCAAATCCATCCACTGGAAACGTCGGCTTTATATTTCCGGAATACGGATTAAATTCATCCACACCGACGATTGAATAGGATGTTTGAAGTTCACCATATTTAACATTTTCATTAGCACTATTCTTTAAATCAACTATAAAATATCCTAGTCGTTCACTCTGATTATTTATTAAAATTTTAGTATCTTCGGGGGAAAAGTAAAACGGGCTTTTATCATTATCGAGTTCTATTATATCTTGTAGTTCTTTTGATCGTAAGTATTTATATATTAATATATCATTTTCTTGATTTTTTTCTTCATTTAATTCTAGTTGCGAAAGATCTTCTTCATTTCCCAAACTTTGTATCAAATTATCTCCCCAAATCCATTGTTGATTATTCTTATTTTCCTCATAATCAACAGTAAAGGTAATGTTTTTAATTTCTTCTTTAAATGTTTGATATTCTAGTATTGGTTGCATCACACCACCACCTTTCATATATGAATTTTTCCCACCACGGTCTCCTTTACAGTAGTTGCCACGGCATCCACCTTGATGATGGGGCTGTTGTAAAGAATATATATAAAGTTTAAGATTTTTTGCTCCTGCTATAATTGTATTTCCCATATTACAAAAACTTAATGCAAATTTATCCTTCCATGTAAAAACAGGAGGAATATTTTGTGAAGTGTATAACGGATATTCTAATGTATAATTTTTCATTTTACTAACCATAAATTTATTTTTTCCGGCTTTAGTAGTGACAACAATATCTAAAATTTCAAATTCTCTTTTAAATCTTTCAAACATATCTTCGTCGGTGATAATGGGTATATCGTTGTTTTCTACCAGCGATTTGACCCACTCAAAGAAATCTTTCTCTCTCTTATCGCGAGCGTCCATGAATTCTTTGAGTCTCAATTGGATTTTTCTAAAATCTTCTAATAGTTTTTCAACAACTGATTGATTAATATATCCTGGCAGTCCTGGCAATTCTATCATATTTTTTATTCGTGAAATTTTATCTATTAATTTTTCGTTTAAGTTATATATTCTATTTAATCTGACCTCATAGTTATTTTTTCTTATGATTTTTTTATCTACTTCGTCCAATTTCTTAGCCGTAAATTGTTTATATTTATATCTAGTAATTTGTTTGGGAACACCATTTCTTAAAATATCAACTTTTACGGTTTGTTCATAAAAACATTCTACACCCAATAATATACAAGTTATAAATACAACTTTATCACACGTCATCATAATGCATCTACGGTTTGTATAATTTTTTATAATAAATGCAAAGATACATTGACCTTTATCTCCCAATTCTTTCATCAATCTTAAAAGTATTTTTTTGTGTGACGGAGAAGTTTGAAAAAAAGTATCATTACCATTATTGTTAAATTGATCTTCTTTTTCTTTATTTCCTTTTGTATACCATTCAATTTTTTCCCAAGAATCAAAATTGTATGGTATTCCTTGTATGGTTATTTTAAGATTAAAACTTCCATTTTGATATTGTACTTTTGCAGCATATGTGGTGGTGGTGGGTTCCTGTTGCTGTTGCGGTGTTTGATTTAAGTATAATTCAATTTGTATCCCCCGTAGCTGTGGCGGTAGCAGTATCCCATTTTGTGTGTCAGAATTACCCAACCCTAATGCTTTAAAAAAATCCGATGTAATATGAATGGTTTTCACAGTTTGGTTTGTATCAACATTCTTCCACCAATTATTTAACAAATGCCAAAACCCACCTTTTTTATCTACTGCGCTATCAAGTATAGATGCAAATGTTTTGCACAAGTTGTCATTTGTTTTATAATTGTCAATTATATACTTAGGGTCTGGACCGCAATCTACAAACACCAACGCATTATTCTGAATTATAGTAGCGTTGACTGAAACTGTTTTTTTATCAAATAATGCAAAATCTTGTATTAAACCAATATTCTCCATATTATCAATAATAAATTTTTCTATGGTATGCAAGTCTTTGGGAAATCTCATAATTTCTTTAAATGGGTGGTAAAATAGGTTTTTTCCCGCAATATCCCCATATTTTAAATGTTGCACCGCATTTGCTCTATTATGAAGAGAATCTTTAATAGCATCCAATGAGTTAATTAAATTATTAAGCATTTCAAACCAGTCTTTTCCGGTGAGGTTTGTTGGGGGGGTGTATTTCAGCATACCCAACAACACTCCACTCGATAATGAACTCAATATATTTGCTGTGGACAACCAATTTGTTTTCAAGTAATTATAATCAACCAACAACACATTGTACGATGATGTAGATGATGAAGATGATGAAGATGACATAATAATATATATAATTTAGATTTAATTTTAATAAATTTTACCCTATTTTACCTAATTTTTTTTATACTTTTTTCTAGTGAAAAAAGTATAAAAAAAATTACCATTTGTTCTTCTTCACGTTAATTTTCGGCCCCTTATGTCCCATTTTTGGATCATATTCTTCATCTTCGTCATCGGAATTGAGATCCTTAGACATTTCCCAAAATTCCTTAGAACCCAATTTAAAATCATTATGTGCAGAAGCCTTATACCAAAAGATTTGATCGCCCAATTTATTAGATTTTGCATTATTGGATATTACTAAACATTCGTAGTTTTCTGTACATTGATCCATTACTTGGCAAAATGATTCAAATGTTGTAAACATACCGGCATAGTTTTCATAAATGCGTTTGCGATTGGTCAGATAAGGTTCTCTCAATATAAAGGTATAATCAATGTTGGTACGTAAATTAGGCGGTACACCGAGTGGGTATTGCATAGTAATCACAAGCATAATTTTCCAATGACGACCATTCATAAACAACAGTCTCATAACCTTTTCTCTTGCCCAACCATTATCATATAAACAATCATCTAAAATAACAAAAGCACGCGCGTCAATATTGGATTTTCCATAAGCAATTTTCTCTTTTTTTATTTGTTTTAAAACAATTCGTTGTCTTTTCAATATATTTTCAATAATAGCGCTGTTATATTCATCGTGAATAAATAATTTTGGTACCAATTTACCATAGAAACCATTGCCTGCTTCAGTCCCTGAAATGACAGTCCCAATAGGAATATCTTGATGGTAATAAAGTAAGTCTCTAACTAAAAAACTTTTGCCTGTATCACGTCTTCCAATTAAAACAACAACAGGTCCTTGTGTGGAATTTGGATCAAAACTAATTTTTCGCATATCAAATTTTTTTAACTCTAGATTCATGTATATTTAAGAAAGAGTAAATTATTCATTTTAAAAAACGCGAATTTTTTTTGATGTTTTTTAATTTTTTTTAATGTTTTTTAATTTTGGAAAAATTAAAAAAAATTAAAAAAAATTATGAGTTAAAAATAAGAAATAATATTGATTCAATAAAACATAAATGTTTGATATTTATTATAAAAAGAATGATAATTCCAAATTATTTAGCTATTTATCTAAAAAAACAGAAAATAAAGTAAAAAATATTACTAATTTTATCCCAATTTATTCCAGATTTTTCTCATTAAGTGAAAAAAATCACAATGCAATAAATTTAAATCATAAATATTGTATTGATAATATTAAAAGTGACGATGAAAGTAAAAATACATACAACGTCACATTATTTGATAATAGTAAAAATAAAGTAT